TAATAGTCCTAGAATTGAATTAGGATTAGGTGATAAAGCGTCTGTTGCTTTGGGCGAACCATTAATAGAATACCTAGATAAATTATCAACCGGTCTTAGTGATTTAGCTAAAGAATTAGAAAAAGTATTTAATACAGGTAATAATAGTCCTTTCCAAGGTGTAAACATACAAGCAGGACGTTTAGTAAAAAAATTAGAAGAATTAAACACAATAAAAACAGATCTAAAATCTAATGTTGTGTTTGTAGGTAAAAATATTGTTACTACTGCTGCTCCATCAGTAACTGAAGAAGTACAAGAACCATCCCAACCAACTCCAGGGAATTCAGAAGGAGGTTACACTAGTAAAGGTGATCAACAAAATAGAGCAGACCAACAAGATAGAAAAGATAAATCTGATAGATTTGAAAACGCAGAAGGTAAAGGCATAGGAGCTAATGATGAACCACAACCACGTAATTTTTCTCCAGGATCAAAAGATACACTAGATAGAAATACAGGTAATCCACAACCATCACAAACTGAAGAATTATAAAAAATATTATTTATTAAAGTATGGCATTCGCTAAATTATCACAAACTATCTTTAAGGGCATTGTTGATGCTGAGGCTAACCTTAACAAAACTATTAATAAAGTATATAAGAATGTTAATGAGATTAAAGATATTGATTTATGTAACATATTAGAATATATTGCCAATCAAGTAGGTACAGCCGCTATTAGTAATAATAAAACTATTAATGATGTAAAAACATTAGCTCGTACACTTGATAATTTTATAAACACATTTGAAAAAACATATCCATTAACTACTCCATTAATTCAAGCTAAACAAATACAAGATGTAGTTAATAGTTTAAATTCAATTCCTACAATTGAATCTAATGTTATTCCTCAAGGACCTAAGATTAATAATTTATTTAAAGCAGCCGCTGACAAATTAACTCCATTTACTGATTCTAAAAATCTAACTCCTAGAAGTATCAATACTGTTATTAATCTAATCAAGAGTATTAGAGGTACTTTACAAGCAGTAGCTAGCATTGCTAGCCCAGCTGATCTATTAGGTTTATTGAATATCAAATTGGATTTAAGTAAACTACAAAAGTTTATTGACCCAGCTAAGTTAATTCCTTTTTTAACTTTATTATTAAATTTACTACGTGGTATATCTAATGTTATACAAGTCATAATTAACTTTTTACAATCAATTAAAAACATAGTTAATTTATTAAAAACTATAGTTAGTGTTATCAATGGAGTAATTTTAGCTATATATGCTGTTACTGCTGTTTTACCTACAATGTTTTTAACCGCTGGTATAGTACTAGGTTTTGAAAAGATACTTAAAACCATTCAAAAAACTATTCTAGACCCACTCGCAGCGGTATTAACTGAAATTGATAATGGTCTAGCTTTAGTTATAGGTATTTTAACCTCTATACAAAACTTCTTAAGTAAGATAATATCTATTTTACTTGATATAATAAATCAACTTCAAAATTGTAGTGATTTAAGTGTGTCTAATTTATTAGTAGATTTTAGAAATACTATAGCATCTCTATTAGGAAATCTAAGAGATATAGATTCTGCTATATTTGATTTTACAGCAGGAAATACAGACCCAGGTATCAATGATGCTTTAAATCAAAGATTTAATGACTTAGGAGGAAACACAAGTGCTTCAGATGCCTTAATAAAAAACATTTTACTTAATGATAATCAGTTCAATAATCAAAATCCTGTACTTCAAATCTTATTAGACCGAAACCCAGGAAAATCTTTAAATGAAGTATTATTAGGTCAATTTGGTTTTAATAACAGTAACGCCCTATTAGATCCGGGAGCTAATAATTTAAATGGTGTCAAAACTAATACTGATGGACTAGCAGGAAATGGTATAGGAGGAACTTTAACACCAACCACTATCCCAGGTGGAGGTAATGGTTTATCATTTGATAATGGTGGATATAGCCTTAATGACTTAGATAGGTTAAATAGAATAGGTTTGGGAAATTTGAATAAGAATAGTACCTTAGGACAAACTGGTGATAGTAATGTTAATAATTTAAATAATTTAAAACGTCAAGACTTACTTGATATTATTAATCGTTTACAAAGAGATAAAAGAAACCAAACAGAATTAAATAGTTTAATCCGATATTATAAAGGTTTAACTTTAAAAATAATTGTTGAGGAAATAGTAGATAATGGTATCACTTTAAAAAGACGATACGGTATTGCTTTAGATAGAAAGAGTATATTAGTCACATCCACTGATCCAACATTCGCCACTAATATTGAAGTAATATTTAATGAACTTATTTTTAGAATTGATGTGGGTAAATTAGGTGAACAAAGCGGTAGCAACCCATCAGATGTTGAAGGACAAATAAGTAATTTAGGAGCAGGTGTTGTATCACAAGCTAATAACTACAATACTCAAAATAGCACCGTAGCTGATATTAAAAACCAGTTAACACAAATACCAGCATTAAAGAGTGTATTAACAACAACAACTAAAAAGTTAGCTATTAATATAACACAACGTGACAGAATTGTTAAAACATTACTTAATATTGGATATAGTAAAGCTGAAATAACAGATTTATTAAAAAATAAAGGATATAGCGTCGAGAATTTAGTATAAAATATTTATATATATGAAAAGTGCAGAATTTTTAAAAGAATTACGTAAAATTATACGTGAAGAAATAGAGATCGCGTTGGATAGTAGACTAGAAACGTTGAATGAGGTTAAACAACCTACACAAACTAAACGTGCTTCCTCTACGCTTTCTAGTATTTTACCACCAAAAACACAACCTAAAAGGAATATTCCCGTACCTGAGGTGAAAAATCCATTATTAGCTAGTATTCTTAACGAAACTGCTATGAGTATGACAGGAGATGACTATAGAACAGTGGTTGACGCTGATGCTAGTATGGCTCCTAACTTCGCTGGTATGATGCGTAGCAGTATGCCTCAAGCGGTACCTGTAGTTGAGTCTGTGGAAAGTATGTTAGCATCATCTGCTCCTACATCTGATATTAACGCAGTACAAATTAATGCTGTACCTGATTTCTCAGCTATAATGGGTAAATTTAAAGAAAACGGTAAAATATAATGGCACGTATAATTAAAAATATTAATCCATTAGATCTAAAACCTAGCACAGGTATTGGATTATCTTTACCTTTTAATGGTCCAATTGGATTTAATCTTAATTATACTACTAAGGATCAATTCCGAAATAATATACTTAACTTTTTATCTACTGCTCAAAGAGAAAGACCGTTCCAACCTAATTTTGGAGCTAATCTTAGACAATTCTTATTTGAAGCAAATGATGATTTAACTATTGGTGAGATAAAATCTTCACTACAAGATAGTTTAAATACTTATTTTCCTAATGTAGTTATAGATAACATTGATATATTACAATCTATTGATGCTTATCTTATGAATGTAATTATAAAATATACAGTTCCGAATCTTAACTTAACCGATACTTTAACACTAGAATTTAATAATGGCAACAGTCAATAGCAATAAAGCAGTAACGTATTTAAACAAAGATTTTAATACATTTAGACAAGCATTGGTAGACTTTGCTAAGACTTACTATCCTAGTACTTACAATGACTTCTCAGCAGCTTCACCAGGTACTATGCTTATTGAAATGGCATCATATGTTGGTGATGTTTTATCTTATTATGTTGATAGTCAAATACAAGAGAACTTTTTACAATACGCTAAACAAAGAAATAATTTATACACTTTAGCTTACATGTTTGGTTACAAACCAAAGGTAACTAATGCTGCTGTTACTGATGTAGACATTTATCAAATTGTGCCTGCTAAAACATCTGGTTCAGTTGTTACTCCTGATTTTGATTATTCATTAATTATACAAGAAGGAAGTCAACTTCAATCTAATGCTAACTCTGATGTTGTATTCTATATTAAGGATAAGGTTGATTTTTCATTATCAGGATCATATAGTCCTACATCTGCCTCAATTTATAGTGTAGACAATAATAATGTTCCTACTTTTTATCTATTGAAAAAATCAGTTGAAGCTATTTCAGGTACACCTAAATCAACTACTTTTACATTTGGTGCTCCTGCTAGTTTTCCTACAGTAATAGTTGGAGATACTAATATTATTGAGATTACAAGTGTAACAGATGATGATGGTGACACTTGGTATGAAGTACCTTATTTAGCTCAATCTACAATTTATGATGAAGTTCAAAATACAGGTGCAAATGATCCTAACTTGTCTCAATATAATAATAATGTTAGTTATTTGTTAAGGTTAATTCAAACAAGTAAACGTTTTGTAACACGCTTTAATTCATCCAACCAGTTAGAATTACAGTTTGGAGCAGGTTTATCTACAAATGATAATAAAGAAATTGTACCTGATCAAAGTAATGTTGGTATGGGAATTTATGGTAGTAACAATAAGTTAACCACCGCTTTTGATCCTTCTAACTTCTTAGTGAGTGATGCTTATGGTATTGCTCCTTCAAATACAACATTAACTGTTAATTATTTAGTTGGAGGTGGAGCTGTTTCAAATACATCAGCTAACACATTAACT